TACCGCATTAGAAACTGCTTATAACTTTGGTGCTGAACGAGTGCTATTTATAACTAAAATCAAGGCGTTTTCATCAATCAAAAGTGATTATGATAACATTGGGTATTTATACAATCTAACTATTATTAACAAGGAATCTTTGCATAAAATTGAGGAGAATGATTTTGATGTAATTATAATTGATGAAGCACACGGATTGGCTGCATTTCCAAAAGCAAGTAAATATCAAAAGGACATCCGTAAAAGGTTTAGTAAAGTGCCAATGATATTTTTATCAGGAACACCAACTCCTGAATCGTTCAGCCAATGGTATCATCAATTGCAGGTAACGGATAAATCTCCATTCAAACATTACACTAACTTTTACAAATGGGCAAATGACTATGTTAATGTAACAGAACAAAATCTTGGATATGCAAGAGTAAAAGTTTATAAGGATGGAAAAGAGCAGTTAATACTAAAAAGTGTACAACCATTTATACTAACTTTTACACAAGCTCAAGCTGGATTTACATCCGAAGTAAACGAGCATATTTTAGAGTGCGAGATGTCACCTATTACTTATGATATTATTAAGCGTTTAAAACGCGATAAGATAGTGCAAGGTAAAAGTGGATTGATATTAGGAGATACTGGAGTAAAATTAATGCAGAAGGTTCACCAACTATCAAGTGGAACTTGTAAGTTTGAAGATGGTACTTCAATGGTTATTGATTATAACAAAGCAGAATTTATTAAATGGAAGTTTGCTGATGAAAAGATTGCTATATTCTATAAATTTAAGGAAGAACTAAATGCCTTAAAAAGCATTTACGGAAGTGATTTAACAGAAGATTTGGATGAGTTTAATAATACTTTTAAATGTATAGCTTTACAAATTGTAAGTGGTCGTGAAGGTATAAGTTTAAAAAATGCAAAGTATTTAGTGTATTATAATATTGATTTCTCTGCTACATCTTATTGGCAATCAAGAGATAGGCTAACAACAATGGACAGGAATACTAATGATATATATTGGATATTCTCTAAAGGAGGTATTGAAAAAAATATCTACAAATCTGTGATGAATAAAAAAAATTACACTTTATCAAATTTTAATCGTGAAAACATTTTGTAATTCAAATTAAAGTATTATATTTGTCAAATTAAAAAGTAAAACAAAATAAATATGAGTTTATTAGAGCAGAAAAAAGATTTTAGCAAAAGAGGTGCGTTTGACGAACTATACACGCCTGAAGAAGCGGTTGAAATGATACTGAACTACATACCAAAGGAAGTAAAAACAATTTGGGAATGTACCGCAATTAAAGAAAGTAAAATTGTAAAAGTATTGAAAAATGCTGGGTACGATGTAATTACTTCGCACATTGAAGATGGGCAGGATTTTTTTAAATATGAACCTGAAAATTATGATATTATAATTACAAACCCACCGTATTCATTAAAGAATAAATTTTTGAATCGCGCTTATGATTTGAAAAAGCCTTTTATGTTTTTACTTCCTTTGACTACATTAGAAGGAATTGAACGTGGGAATATGTTTAATAAAAATAGTATTCAAATACTGATTCCAAATAAACGCTTTAATTTTAAGCCTGAAAAAAATAGTAGTGCTTGGTTTCAAACATCTTGGTTTTGTTTCGGTTGTGGATTAAGTTCTGACTTAAACTTTGTGTCCTTAAAATAGCGTTGCTGTATAGATAATTTATGAAAAAGCAACCCACCGTAGAAATTAACCCTGAATACATTACATTTCAAAAACGCTATTACTGGTTAGACCAAAGAATCCAATTAACTCCTTTAGGAAAAGAGATTAGATATAGTGGAATTAGATTAAATGAGCATAGAAAGAGAATATGGGTTTGGAGAGATGGAAGTCAGGTACAACAATCACATTGGATATATACATTTATATATTTAGATAGTAGAGAATTATTAGAATTTGAATGTGACTATAACGATAAAATAAAATTATATGTTAGAGAGTGCGATACAAACAAAGATTAAGAAGAAATTGCAAGAAGATGGTTGGACTGTGGTCAAGCTAATAAAAACATCGCTTACAGGAATCCCTGATTTATTGGCACTAAAAGATGGTAAAGCTATGTTCGTGGAAGTTAAACAGCCTAAAGGAGTTCTATCTCCAATCCAAGACCACGTAATAAAAACCCTCCGTATAAATGGATTTGAAGTGAATATTTGGACTAATTATAAACAAGATTATAAATTATAAACAATGAAAAAAGAAGCAATGATTAAAATAGGAGCTATGATTGAAGTAGCAAAAAGAGAATTGGACAACGACCCATTTTGGAAGATTGGAGTAGAAGATGCTATTAAATTAGTTGACTCTCAAATTAGAGAAATTGATACATTAGAATATATTTATAACTTAATAGAAAACGACAATGAGTAACACACAAGGCGGAAAAAGACAAGGAGCTGGAAGAAAAAGATTAGATTATCCATTTAAAATTATTCAAGTAAGAATACCTTTAGAAATGGAAGCACAAGTAAAACATTTAATTAAAACTATTAGAAAAGAATGGCTTATAGCAAACACCCAGTAACGACAAGGCTCTCTATATGGGAGTACGCATCAGAGCAAAAACAAAAAGCAAAAGAACTGTTAGAAAAGTGTAAAGAACGTGAAAAACAGTTACAAAAGGTGAAAAGTAGTTAATATTATTAAAAAACCCCTAATAGATGTATTTATTAGGGGTTATTCTTTGCGGTGATTATCGTTTTTATTTACCGCATTAGTTAAACTTATCCTTCATTTCTAAATGAAGTTTGTATGCTGAATTGCTTATCTCGTAAACTTGACCACAATCTTGACATTCCATTAATCTTTTAATAGTTCCCATAGCAGTAACTATGTTTTTAAGTAAGATTACATTTTCACTTGAGCAAGAAGGACAACTGTATTTAAGATTACCGTTTATAACCCCAGCGTGAGTGTTTGGTTTAATGTAATTCTGCATTGTTAAGAATACATCCTCCAAGACAACTATATCGCCATCACAGTAATTACCCATTTCCTCAAGAGCATCAGGATTACCCTTCATAACTTCTTTCCACATATCAAACCCACTATGCTTAATCTTTGCTCCAACTCCTAAAAATTGTGCGATGTAATCAAGTTTATTGGAATTGAAATTAAAGCCACTTTTAGCCTTTTTAAGCGTATCTAATGTCTTGTATTGAGGAAACATTGAAACCCTATGAAATATGCAACGTGTTCTTATCCATTTGATGTCAAACCTATCCCCATTGTGTGCAATCATTTCATCAGCCTTATTGGCCACCGATATAAAATCAATAAGCATTTGCTTATCACACATATCTTTATCCCACGTTAATCTATGGATTTTATCCTCGTGTTCCCACTTATAAGATATACATATAATTTTACGCTCATCGACAATGCTATCGGGATGAATAGTTAGATTATATCCAATCCTCCAAGCATAGACAAGATTTGGAGATGTTTCAATATCAAAGAAAAGTCTTTTGATATGGTCTTGATTCTGAACAATGTCGAAGTACTTGTTTTCTTGTTCAGGAGTAAGTCGATAACGACCTTGTTTATTAATAGTAACCCCTACTTTGTTAGCGATATAATGGTTAAATCGATACCGCCTTTCAGCATTTTTTTTCATATTAATTTGTTTTTTATAGATGTATAATCTATATTAGATTCCAAATATATGAAATTATTTTTTAATAATGTTTTTTTATCTTATTTTAAATTCGTAAAACAACCACAACGCAAATGGTATTAATAACCAAAGTAAGTTTAAAAGTGGATTAGATTTGCGTTCAATATCCTTTTTATTCTCTTTTGAAGATGTTTTGACTATTTGTTGTTTATCTTCTATTTTAGACACTATCTTTTGTTCTGTGCGTAAACTATTATCTTTTGTATTAATGTGTCTTAAAACAACGTTTTTATAAGTTACACCATTAACGACAATATCTTTACAACTATCCAAAGGAGTTATAATAAATTCGTCAACTATAATGTTGTTTTTACTTGACAAATTACTAATTTCATTCGTCACTATTTTAGTGTAAATTTGGGACGAACTATCCTTCTTAATTTCTTGTATTGCTACTTTACGAGTTCCACAAGAGATAAATAATATGCTAAATAGTAAAATAATTATCTGCTTCATATATTCTTCTTTTAGTTAATCCTGCTAATTTCTTTGTTCCTACTTTATCCCATTTTAAAAATTCAGTTCTTATAGCTGGGTCGTTATGATTTGCATTTATTTTCTTTAAAAGTGTGCTGTTCATCATATTGGCGACTCCAACATTGTAACAAAAACTAACAAGACTATTGAACTGATTTTGGTTTAATGGAGCTTTAACACAAGTAGAAACTCTTTTAGCAAATTTATCAGCTATTTCTTTAAACATATCAAATGCTTGTACTCTTGTAATTG